CTCAATAGAAGCTTGATTCAATGACGTTACTACATTATTGACAAGTCTCAAGAAGGTCTCAGCGGGTGGGTCTACAACAAATTCAGGCTTAACACTTGCCACATCATCTATCACAACCCATTTCGTTGTTGGTCTTAGTTCAGTCATAAATTTAGACGCTCCACTTATAGTCGCGCGAGTACCAGGCATCACAGGTTCTCCGAGCGCATCTGACAAATGCTTCTCGATTATCTTCGTTATTGTGGTTTTCCCACACCGTGTAGGTCCATAGATGTACATAGAAAAAGGCATCTTCTTAAAATTACCCTCAACCATGAGTGCATAACACTCTCGGAGTTTAGTGGCAATTAAACCAGTACATTGCGCCAGTTGCCTAGAACCATTTGGATCAGTAATGATGCGCCTGAGGTCTGTGGCACGTATCGACAATTCACTCAATTCTACGTGCATCTCAGCAAGCGCTTTATCACTGTGGCCCTTCTTGACTCTGTCATATTCATCTGCAGTAGCCCAATACGCTTCCATGAAAGCGCGTATTTCAGGCACAGGCACTAGAAACCCAAGTAGGGAATTGTGCTCATTAAAGTACAATGCTGCGCCAACTACGTAATTGACAGTATCAACAATACACGATGCAAGATCCATACCTTGCACTTTCTCGGCAGAAGACAGTGACAACAACTCAATCTCACCTATGGTTATTGCTTTATTTCCAACCAGCGGGGTCAGAAACGTGGCCAAGAATTGTTTTACGCTCTTAGTAGTGTTAGACAATTTCAGTGATCGAAACATCTCAGCGATGGTGGATAAATTAGCACCTTCAAACAGCTGATCAGTAATTACCGACCACATCTTGCCTAACAACGATTCATCTACTGCCAGGTCGAGCATTAGTAAACACCCTGACAATAACTTCTTCCAAAAAATATCACATGTTAGTGTTGACGCAGTTAAAAATGCAATCTCAACACTCTTGATTTTGTCGACATTCTTTGGGTCACTTAACAGTTCAGATATCTTTGTAGTGACGGTGTTAACGTCATTCTCAACACAAGTGATTGAATGATCTTGCTCAATTGAAGCAGGATCAACAAGTACAATATCACCACCGTTGTGCGAATCCATCACTGGATCTGGACCATATAAAACATATATACAAACCATAGACCAGTACGCTTCAAAGTCCGGAAGGTCCTTGATCTTAGTTTTCTCCAACAAAATGGTGCCATCTGTGACACCATACGTAAACACTTGAGCGCCCTTCTCTGAAAATGGACGCAAAATACAACTACCAATAAAAAATGCATCGGGATCTCTCACAGGTATTAACCCGAAAGCGTTATACTCATAGAACACACGATCCACTAAATGTAT